GGTAATTTTACTGGTGCGGCTAAGGCGCTTGGCGTTAACCCGCCTAAGCGTGGTAAGCGTAGGTTTGAGAAAGCCTACTCTTCCTCATCAACCTCTAACGACGTTGCAAACGCCGTTACCGGTGGATGGCTTAGCTTGCAGTACGGCTGGAAGCCATTACTACAAGATGTTCATGGATATGCGGAACAACTCGCGAAATTAAATCTTCGCGGGGAAAATCCGAATTCCATACTCGGTGTAGTATCCAGTAAGGCCTCCCAATCATTTAACGATAGGAAGGTGACTAAGAACGCTCAGTATGCCCCTTGGTTTGGGGTTGATGAGTTCACTCAGTCGGCTGTTCAATCTCAGTCCATAACTCAGAAGATATGGTATGAGATGTCTAGCCCCTTAGTTCACGATCTAACTTCGCTTGGGATAACAAACCCTGCGTTGATAGCTTGGGAACTCGTACCTTACTCGTTCGTGGTTGATTGGTTCCTCCCGATCGGTACGTGGCTTGGTAACCTTGACGCGACAAATGGTCTGTCGTTTAAAGGTGGCTTTACCACTTATTACGCTCGGTATGAGGGCCGCTCGACCATTACGACTCTACTTTACGATAAGAGCCGTCCCGATAGTGTGCGAGTGACTATGGGTTCTGGATCGCTTCGTCGGACTTGGGTCAATCGGGTCCCCCTCACAGGGTACCCTCCCAATCCGATGCCGCGGTTCAAAAACCCATTATCGTTTTCTCACTTGACGTCTGCATTATCACTCCTTAAACAATTTAAGAGGTAATTATGGCAGCAATCGCCAATATTGTGATCAACGATGGCAAAGCCACTCCTGTTGCTCACACCTTCGCCCCAGTCACCAGTCATGATCTCAACGGCGTTGCCTACTGGACAGATCGTTCCAGCGGCATCGCAGTTGGTTTCCCTGAACTGAGCTTTAAGCTGCAGCCGCCAACTAAGGCGTCCCGCAACTATAAAGTCACAGGCAAAGTGTCCGTTCCTGTCCTCAATGTTACGTCACCTTCGACTGGCACCGGTATTCAACCGCTGCCTTCCGTTGCGTACGCTCTCATTGCGGACGTGAAATTCACGATCCCTGAGGCAAGCCTCCTGGCTGACCGTAAAGATTTCTTCGCATTCGTGAAGAACTATATGGCCAACGCCGTTTGGACTGCAGCAGTCGAGAACTACGAAGAAGTTTATTAACTTTCTTCCTGTTCTTTCGTAATTTCATTAGGAGCACGTATGAGAACTAAGTTTTCACACGCGGAACAGCTTAAAGCTGTCCGACAATTTCGCCTGCCACCTCAGTTTACTGATGTGACAATTCGTCAGTTTCTTCATTCACTTGATACTCCACGCGCTTTAAGCGTCTGGCTCCTCTATTCTACGGGGGAGCACGACCAACTTCTAGCGTTAGATATCAATCCTGCAGACTACACCAATGGTCAAGTCTTCAGGGACGACTACACTGCGACCCTTTTCCTCTCAAAATCTGTCTTTTTAAAGACAAGTTTTGATAAAAAGAAGAAGGCGTTTGAGAAATTCGAAGAATTCGAAGATCTCTGTGGCCGCACTAACAGAAGGTTCCTTAACCCTAGCTTGGATCCGCAAAACAACGGATCTAACGTTTGGTTGCTTAACGCAACGAAGCGTAAAATACTACAGGTTCTTGGTGACTTCTGTGGTGATGAACTCGCCGACGAAGCAAATTGGGGTCCGGGGGTCTCTACCCTTTTAAAGGGCTCGGAGGTCTCTGGATACAATAAATTTCGCGCTGAGCGCGGAATAACGCGAGATTTGTACGCCCTGATGAGTGACTGGTTTAAAGTCGCTTATCCTTCTTGGTCTGACCATCTATCCCGTGAATACGGAGAGTCGTGGGCAGTCTTTGAAGCGGGGAACAAAATTGTCACTGTGCCG